GGAACTGCGCGAATTCCTTTACCGGCGTGCCGGAAGGTTCCGGCCGTTCTACTTGCCTTCGTTTGAAGCTGACTTGCGGGTATTGTCAACCGGAGCGTTGACGACTTCACTACAGATTTCGCTTGATTCGTATAAGCCTTGGGCTGAGAATCGCACGCACATAGCAGTCAAGAAAACTGACGGCACTTGGCTTGCTCGAACTATAACGAACAGCGTTGTATCGTCGCCCGGCGTTGTCACACTGACGCTTAATAGCTCGCTGGCAATCAACGCTTCGGCAATTGAGTTTATCAGTTGGTTGGGCTTGAAACGTCTTGACACTGACGTTGTAGAAATCGAGTACATAGGCAACAACCATTGTGTTTCGACGTTCGCGCTAATTGAAGTTGAGCCCTAATGTTCCGCCGAACTGAACTTTACCGCTTCGTTGAAGGCTCCTTGATTGACACGCAAACGCGCGGCAATACGGAAGTTGTTTACGACGCCGGTAGTGGTGACGAAACGTACACGCCGTACGCTATCGGTCGCGGGCAAGTCGAAAATAAAACCGAAATGGTGCGAGCGTCTTTGCAAATCACGATGGCGCTTAACAATCCGGTTGCGCTTCGCCATTTGTCTGGCGTAAGCGACACCGTGTTGACGTTGACCGTGTTTCAAAAGACCGACGCAACCGTTGCCGTGATTTGGAAAGGTCGCCTTGCCAAAGTGAAGCTGACCGGCAAACAAGTTATCATGGTCTTTGAAAGTATCTTTACTTCGCTTCGCCGGCCCGGTTTGCGGGCTCGCTGGCAAAAGAACTGTCGTTACGCCGTATACGGCCCCGGCTGCAACTTGGACAAAGAAACGTTCAAGCATAGTGACGACATTACAACCATTAACGCTGACGGCGTAACGTACACGATAGGCGACCTTAGCGCGTTCGCTGACGGTTACTTTCGCGGCGGCATGATTCGCGCGAGCAACAACGTTATTCGGTTCATTTCGGACCATGCCGGAAACGTTATTACGCTTGGTCGCCGGTTCGAGTTTTTAGAATCCGAATTTGACGACTTGGGCACCGGCAACGTGCCGGTTGATTTGTTTCCCGGTTGCGCGAAGAACCTGACGGTTTGCACCAACACGTTTGGGAACGAATTGAATTACGGCGGCTTTCCTTGGATACCGACAAAGAACCCGATTGGTTCTAGCGTCGTATAGGGGTTCGTATGTGGTGGTTTGTCGTTATCTTTATTGCGGCGTTGGTTATCGCAAACCAACTAATGCCGAAGACCCAAAGCCAACCGCCGGCCGGTTTGGGCGACTTCAAGGTACCGACTGCCGAAGAAGGGCGCGAAATTCCGGTACTGTTCGGTACGCGCGACATTGAAGGGCCAAACGTTGTTTGGTACGGCGATCTTCGGGTTGTGCCGATTCAAAAGAAAACCGGCAAGTGACGGAAGACGAACTAATAATAACGTTGAAAGACGTTCGCCGCTTGAACTATTGCAGTTCCGGTGCCCGCGCTTGGTTCAAGCGTCACGATTTGGATTGGTTGGACTTCTTGCGTAACGGTATTCCGGCGTCAAAGATGCTGGCGACCAATGACGCATTGGCAGCAAAGCTAGTCGAGTTTGTAAAAAATGGGCAGTAGTAAAAAGCAAACCGTTGGGTATAAGTATTACCTAGGAATGCACGCCATTTTTTGTCATGGCCCCGTTGACCGTTTCACGCGGTTAACGTTCGACGGCAACCGCGTCGGTTGGGTTGGTGACGAAGACGAACTTAGCCGCGCAACGATCAACGTTAGCGCTCCGAACTTATTTGGCGGCGACGATATCGGCAAAGAAGGCGGCGTTAGCGGCTTTCTCGATTTCGAGCCCGGCGCACCGGACCAAACCCAAAACAGCTATTTGCAAGCGCAATTAGGCATGACGGACATACCGGCGTTTCGCAATGTCGCCGGCTTGGTCTTCCGTCAGTTCTACTTTGGCACGTCAGCTTATCTCAAGAAGTTTTCAGCGCGTTTTACACGCATCTTGAAGACGACGAACGGCGACGAACAATGGTACCCGGAAAAAGCACAAATTGTTGTTTCCGGTGCTGATTCGTACTTTCAAGCTGTAAATCTTGCTGGTAACGACGGTGCTTCTACAGCCGCTTTAGCAATTAGCGGAAACGAAGGCATTTTACTTAGCGGCTTTGACCCTGAAGACGTTGTTTTATTAAAAATAAACAACGGCGAATTTAGCGGCTACCCGCCCACATACGAAGCCATTTCGGTTTGGGGTCAACCGAATATCAGCGGACCGTCAACCGGTACCCAATGGTTGTTAGATATCATTCCCGGCGAAGTTGCTGCCGATAAATTCCAAATAGCCGCCGCCGGTTCGCCTTTCGACGGCTACACCGCCGCTAAAGACGCGGCCCTTGCTCAATATCCAAGCGGCATAACTCTAACCGGCGCTTCTTCATATCGGTTCTACATAGAAGACAATCCGACAAGCGACAATACCGGCGGTATTTCCGTTGTCGTATACCGCAATCCAGTTATCGACATGAACCCCGCGCACTTTATCCGCGAATGCCTGACGGATAATAATTGGGGTATGGGTTACAACGCGACCGACATTGACGACACGTCGTTTGAAGCGGCGGCCGATCAACTGTTTGACGAAGGCATGGGCATATCTATCCTTTGGGATAGACAAATGCCAATTGAAGATTTCATACGTGAAATCTTGAAGCATATTGACGCTTCGGTTTACGTCGATAGGGCGACGGGCAAGTTTACTATCGTCTTGATTCGCGGCGGCTACACTGTCGGAAGCTTGCCGGCGTTTGACGAATCGAACTGCAAACTAGAAGACTTCCAACGGCCGCAAACCGGCGAATTGGTCAACAGCGTTACCGTAGAGTATTGGGATACCGACAAGAACGTTGAAGGTTCTTTAACGGTTGAAGACCCGGCGCTTGTGCAAATGCAGGGCGCTACGATCAACACCGCCGTTCAATACCCCGGCTTTACCAACGCGGTTACGGCAAGCCGTGTTGCGCTTCGCGACTTGCGGACGCTTTCAAACCCGCTGGCGACTTGCACCATATATGCCGGAGCCGACGCCGAAGGGCTTAATGTGGGCTCGCTGTTGCGGTTGTCATGGGCCGAGTACGGCATAGTTGATATGCCCATGCGCGTTACCGGCATAGCGTTTGGTGACGGCGTGTCGAATAAGGTTAAGGCGCAACTAACGCAAGATTCGTTTGCGCTGCCTGAAACCGGAGTAATTGCACCGCCTGACGTTTCATGGGAAGACCCGAACGAACCGCCCGCGCCAAGCGACTATGAAATTGCGTTTGAACTTCCGTACGTCGAACTTCTACAACAGCTTGGTTTGTCGTCGCTTGAATCGACGCTGACGACAACGCCGGAAGTCGGTTACGCCGGCATGGCGGTTTCTCGGCCGTCCGCTTCAGCAATCAACGCTAAGTTAATGGTTGACGCCGGAGCCGGTTACGAAGAAGTGTCAACAATGCAGTTTTCGCCAATTGCATTGCTTGCCGCTGCTATACCGCAAGAATACGGTTCGACTGTCGTTGCAATTGACGGCGGCATTGACCTTGACCTAGCGCTTGAACTTGGCGTTGTCGGGTCATGGTGCCAGATTGACGACGAACTTTGCATTGTCGAAGCGTTGTCGGAAAGTTCGATTACGCTTGGTCGCGGCACGCTTGATACGGTACCCGCGCCACATGCCGATAATACGCCAATTTTCTTTTGGGATAACTTCGCCGCTAGTGACGATGAACAATACGTATTGACCGATACGTTAAACCTTAAGTCGTTGACGGTTACCGGTCAAGGCACGCTTGATATTAGCGACGCTACCGCGCGTCCGCTTGAAATTGTCGCGCGTGCTATTCGTCCGTATCCGCCGGCTCAATTGGTTGTTGACGGTTCGGAGTATCCTACTGACGTTGACTTTGACTTTGACATTAGTTGGTTTGCTCGAAATCGAGTAACCCAAGGCGACGTTTTGCTAGACAACGAAGACGCTTCGGTTACGGCTGAAGGCGGTACGACGTATACGGTACGCTTGTACCTTGACGACGTATTAGAAGATGAAATTGACAGCATTTCGGACCTTTTTTACAACGACGCTACTTTATCGAATAACGGTGTTGGTCGCGTTGAAGTTTGGAGCGTTCGAGACACGTACGAAAGTTACCAACCGCTTTGGGCTGAATTTGATTACGTCGGCGCGGTTCAGTTTCTTTCTACTGACGTACCTGACTGTACTGACGGTGACATTTTCAGCTATACGCTTTTATATGAAGGCGGTGTTGCTCCGTACACGTTCAGCATTGAAAGCGGTTCGTTGCCAAGCGGATTGTCGCTAGACACTTCGACGGGCGAAATTTCCGGCACGCCGGATACTCCAGGCACGTCAACGTATACGGTAAGAATAACCGACGATAACGGCGTTTTTGACGACTTGGCCGTTTCACAAGATACGTTAGTTGGCGGTTGGACCCCGGCGCTAATTACAACGCAATTTTGGTTTGACGCTTCTGACTCCGGTTCTATCACAATTAGTACCGGCGTTTCGCAATGGAACGACTTAAGCGGCAATGCGCGTCACATTGCTAATGCAACTGGCGGCGAACAACCTTCTTACCAAACGGCCGTACAAAACGGCTTAAACATCGTTCGCTTCGACGGTACTGACGACAGACTTACCCAATCGTCAGGTTTGACGGGTCTTGCGCAGGACGTGGGACAGCTTCAAATCTTCACGGTTCGCAAATGGGCTTCGCTTCCAGGTTCGGCTCAAATAACCGTTGTACTTGGAGCAGCGCGAGCCAACCTAGAAGGCGGTCGAACGGCCAACAAACCCGGCGCGGGAGGTCGCCGTCTTGACGCCGATTCGTTCGCGGCGGTTGCCGGCGCAACCAACGTGTCAACTGCGGCTTTTCAATTGCATAGCGGTTATTGGGATTGGACCAACAACGACTTGTTCAACTACGTTAACGGCGCGGTTGACGGCTCTAACACTTCGTTCCAAACAAGCGGCAACACGTCGAATACAGCGCCCACAATTCTGGCGGTCGGTAGCAACGTAACCGCCGCCAACTTCTTTAACGGCGACATGGCTGAAATTGTAGCCATTCAAGCAAGCGGTACGTTAGCTAGTCACTACCGCCGGCTAATGGAATGGTATTTGGCCGACAAATGGGGTTTGATTAGCTCGTTGCCAAGCGGGCTTCCTTACCGCTATTGGGAACAGAAAGGTAACGACGCCAACTTTGCAACCGTTGTCTTC